TGTGTACTCCATTCTTCGATTGCTTCTGACAAATCGTTTAAATAATTGTGTTTATTCTTTATAAATTCTTGAACTGTACCATCTTCTGATACTACTAAAATTACTACTTGCGAAGTTGATATACCTGTTCTTTCATGAAACATTTCTGAATAGGCAGATGCTTGTATATAATAATTTTCATTCCATTCATTTAATCGTAGTTTAGTTGATGTTTTAAAATCTATAATAGATAATATTCCTTTATACTCTGCTATACAATCAACTCTACCCGCTACTTTATATTTATCACTATATAAACTGCACTCTTGAGCATATATCTTACCAATATTATTCAACACTTTATTTTGTAATTGTACGAATAAACACCACGGGAGAAAATCTTTCTTATGCTCTTCCCATTTATCAGGAAACTCTAAAGGTTGATTATTAAGATAATCCTCACACATCTGATGAACTTTGGTTCCCCGTGCTGCTGCGTTTCTGGAAATATAATTTGCAACGTCATTACCAACCCGTTTACGCCATTCAGACAATCCTTGTTTGCTCCGAATAGACAAAACTGTTGTTATTGATGGATAATAATTTTTTTCGGGGGTTTCGTAAAACCTCTTTCCATCAATATTTTTAGTTTGCAATTTTGGTAAATCTACTGGGCAGTGTTTAAACATCAACTAAATTTCTCATTCTTTCAACCAATCTGTTTGCTCGATTTGTGACCTGACGATACCAACGGCTATCTACCATTTCATCAGCAGCAGCATTCCAATCTCTACTATCAACGCCACGTTTCATTCCTTTAAATTTACTCAATCTTGTATATCCCATATTGAACATCATATTGGCAATTATTCTTTGAGCTTCTTCCGGCAAACCTTCAAAGTCTTTATATAGGCGCTCGCAGTCAGACAAGACTGTTTCGATATCTGACTCAAAGGTTTCGTGGACTCTAATAGTGTCAATGGATGTTCCGACTTCCCATCCATATTCGGGGTCATCCTTAGTAACAAGATGGCCAATGCCAAAAGTAGGATAGCCAAGATGATCGTTATATATTTCATATTTACAACCTTCATCAATTTCTAATTCTTCCCTGAGTTTAGGTAAATCCATGATATTATTCTATTCCAATTCCTAATTTAATTTTATTGATTAGATAATTACGTACAAACCCCGAGCGCACGATGTCGCCTAGGGTAAACTCTAGACAATTAAACTCTTCCATTTCTTCCAATATTCTCAAAAAATCATGTAGTCCATTTCTTTCATTTTGATTAACCAAATCAGTTTGATCAAAATCTCCACAAAAAATTATTTTAGAATCTTGTCCAACCCTAGTGATAATAGTATCTAGTTCATGAAAATTCATGTTTTGACATTCATCTACTATAATGATTGCATTATCGAAGGTCAGCCCCCGTAGAAAAGAAGTTGATAAAAAGAACAGAGTGCCTTGTCCTTTAAGTCGATCATATAGATTGTTGAATGATTGTTCACTGGGCATTTCAAACATGAACTGAACCATGTTCTGATATGGCACTTGATATAGTGCAGCCTTGTCTTCTTCATCGCCAGGAAGAAATCCAATTTCTCTTGTGGGTATAAGGGAACGCACAAGGACAACCTTATCATAAGATTTCTTCAAATCTAATATGTCTTTTAGTGCCAAATATAATGAAATGAAAGTTTTACCTGTACCCGCTGCACCAAATAAAAACTGATTTTTACCCTTCTTCCAAGAATCAAAAACCACTTTCTGATTATCAGTAATTGGTTTAACAGTAACAAAGTTGCTGTGATTAATTTCTTTATTTTTCTTATTGCTGGCCATCTTTTATATCCCAATCATATAATAGTGAGAGGAGCATATAATACGCCCCTCTCTATGGTACATGGGCGGAGGGACTTCCAAGCTTATATCTACGCTGTGCGTAGATGCTGAAGTTTGATTTCTCGCCCGTACCAATATTTATATCACCTTATGCTTTTTCAATACATTCCTTGTTTGTAAAGTTTTAGTTGATGGTCGGCCATATCTATCTGCAAGAGGGGAACTAGGATGTGCATTTGCTATTTGTTCCATACGCTCATTAAATCCGCCATCCACTTTAGGTCCAACACTCATAATATGATCTCCAACCGCTGCAAACATTACTGGAACCTGACTAATATGTGGATTATCTTTTAAATATTTTTCTCTTTCACTTATACCCATAAATTCTTCAAAGATTTCCTCTGTATTATTGTCTATAAATGTATATGTCGGCATTAAACCTTTAACTCCAATTGATCAGGATTGCCTCCCAATTCTTTAATTTTGTACTTCAAATTTAAAATAGTTTCTGCAAGCTCTTTTTGTCTCATTAACATAACATGTACAGATTTTTGCAATTCTATAATTTCTCTTCTCAGCAAATCTTCCTTGTTCATTACCTTTGTCATGTTTCATGACTCCTTCTAATATATAGGGAACTTTGTTATTCCTATTCGGTTGCGTACATATCCGAATTTCGGTTCTCAAAAAGTTCATTACCATCAAAATAATCATCCCAGAATTCCTTTAGCATCTGGCTAACAATAAGAACATCATGTTTTTTCATATAATGAGCAGCAGCTCGATTATAAATGTCACGTTCCATTTCAGTCATCTTTTAAACTTCTTCCTTCATATCATCACGTTCTGTAAGTCCTTCGTTCTCAAGGAACCGAATAAACAAACCCAACTGTCGTCCATAGGCTTCTATCTCCCAAGGATAATCAAAATAATCAACCTCTTTCATATGAATTTTTTCACCCTTAAATCGAACCATATTAGGTTTCATATATTCATACATTTCATCCTTGGCCCATTGCTTAACATGAACCATTTCATGAGCAAGGCTAATCAGAAGATTTCGAATTTTCACGCCAGAGTCAAGCTTGATAGTAAACTCTCTAGGGCGAGGGCCTTCATCTTCCCAGATAGCAGTGCCCTCACAATCAGTCTTATCTATCATATTTTTCTTGAGGTTGATGTTGATTTTCAAACCAGCGATGAGTCTCTTACCCATCAACTTCTCAGCATACCACCAAGCCGCAGTTTTTACTAACTTACGATTCAGTTTGTTGGAACCTTTAACGTGAATAAGCATTAGAGATACCAAGTTCCTTTCGACAAAAGTCCCTCATTTGCATCTTTACATTTTGCAGTATTTTTGACACCACGTTCTTTAAGTTTTTCAAGACGAAATCCTAGATTGTTTAGACCATAGATAAGATCAGCCCAACCATTTTTAAGAATTTCATCCACAACATACTCGTTGATTTCTACCTTTTTCTTAGGGCCATCAACAAGCGCAGCATAACACAAATCTTCAAGATATTTATTAATATTCATAGTCCTCACCTAAGATACACAGGGCCCGTCCAGTTGATAGGATAGTTCCCCTCAAGGATGTTTCCCCGAGCCTTGTTCCGAGCAGGAGCAGCGTAACCAGCAGGTTTCAGAATGTCACCCTTCTTGAACTTCTTGTCATTGTCAACACCAACGACAAACGCCTTAACACCACCTGATTTTTCATGAATCTTGATATACTTCTTACCGTAGGTGATGGTGAAACCATCAACAAACTCGGCACACATCTTCTTCCGAATATCATCATTCGGAGGCATGAACTTCGTATAGTCCTCAATCATAGCGTTCTTCATCTTAGTAAGGCCCGTGAGGACAGTATCAGCACCTTCAGCAACGTAAACAGTCATATCAACCTCTTTCAATCATCATTGTGTCCTTATTTTACCATACGGAACAGAATTTGTCAAGCAAAATCGTAAAAAAATATGTCCCCTAAGTCATTGATTCTAAACAACTTTGAAAAAAACTTCATATCCACAAATTGTGTGACATTTTTACAACATTATCCTGTCCGTGGAAGTTCTTGATAAGTATCCCCGATAACCGTAAATTCATCATTCCAATCAAAGGCTTCCATCACCACATTTTTAGAGAGGCCCTTGTATTTTTGGTGTAAAATTTTGTCTTTCGCAGCGACCAACAAGTCTGCCTCATCAGGATGCAAACTCTCCAACAACTGAACAAACATCATCTCTCGCCTGTTCTGTTGTAGGGAATTGTTACCACCCTCAATATAATGATAAAGCTTTCTCGCTTCATACGACAAATCGCTGTGTTCTGTTCCTTCTGGTGCTTCATTCATAGTATATGGAACTTCACCCACTGGAAGAAGCCACCTAATTTTGGGATCAAAAGAGGCTTTAATTATCATACGAAGAGAATCAGTATTATGTTCTTTCAGATATGTAACCTTATCTTTCTTTGTTTTAATCTTACCCAACTTGGATAGCACTTCATGGAATGACGGTGTATATGTTTCTTCTGGCATTAGAATTCTCCAATCGATTCTGTGAGATTTCGCAATCTCTTTTGTATAAAATAATTTAGTAGTTTACTACGATCACCTGATGGTGCATTGTGATACTCTTCTAGAATTTTAAGATAGAGCTCATCTGGTGATTTGGTTAAGTCAATCAGAGTTACATTCCTCTGAAAGTTTCTTTTTGTTTCATCATTAGGCAATACATCTTCAATAGGCATATTCCCTAGTTCTGGATGTTCATTGTCAATCCATGATGATATCTTTTTCTTACCTAAAGGACGTTGACGCAATCCATCAACAAAAGTATTGTCTGATGACAGTACATTTGGTATACCATCACTTGCATCTCCCTTTAGAACATGCTCCTGTAGATATCGGTAAGGGTCTTCACCATTAACAAATTTCTTGGTAATAGGACTGAACTGTGATACATTCTTGTACTTCTGCAGCTGAATGAAATCCTTATCACCCGACAGAATGAGTGTCTTACCGTTATCAAACTCTAATTCACCACACAATGCAGCGATGATATCATCTGCTTCTGCACCGTAGACTTCTAGAAACTTGTAAGGGAAAATATCTTTAAGTTCATCCCTGATAGAATTCAAAACTTCAAAGATGGCATCCCAATCTTTGTTGTCATTCTCTCTGGACTTCCTTCTGTTCGCCTTATATTGGGGAAAGTAATCACGTCGCCAATAATGTTTAGAGTCATAACACAAAACCAATTCACCAAACTCTGAAGAAAATTTGGTACGATACATACGTAAAGAATTGAGAATCATATGTCTCACCATATTTTCATCAAGCTTTTTAGACTTACTCATGTGCAAGTGCATCATTACACTTGCAAGAGAAATCTGGTTCATATCAACTAATATAATTTTCTTAATCCTTGTTATAATAAATCTGGGTCGTCATTATCATCATCATTATCATCGCCATCAATAAGATGTTGATTTTCAACTGTTTCTAAATATAATAATAATTCTTCAACCTGTTCTTGATTTAATTTCCCCCCAGTAAAAGACAATAATGCCTCTTTTTCTATAGAAAGTTCTTTTAAAAGACCAGATATCATTTGCGTTGGGTATGAAAATCCTATACTTCTATATATACTGCCTTTCATTATTTCAATTATTAATGACATTTCATAAACAAAATTCTTATCATCAATGTTAATACCTTGCGTTTTTAAATTATGAATTGCTTGAACAATAATGTCTTGAGTAAGGGCATTAACAAATTCTTGAGCAGCTACAACTTTAGAAACCTCTTTAGTTATTTCTCCAGCAGAAAGAGAATTATTTTCTTCCTTTTCTGGCCACGGCCCCTTTATTACGTTTTCGTTTGTTTTTTCTATCATTAACAATACCTCTATCTAAGTTGAACATTTCTTTTGTATAAACACAACCCATATCTGGATAAAATGTATCGACATTCCTTTTAGCAAGTCCTTCATCATCATATGCTAAAATAACACAACAATAGTTAACTTTATTCTGTTGATGTTCTCCATAAAAAATATCAACCCAATCGCCATCTCTAAGATATTTTTGCATATTTTTTATATATCCTT